ATCCAGTCCGCTCCCAAATTTTCATTTAGAAGCTTTTAGGGCCCGCTTGGAACCATTCCAAGTCGAGGTTCTGGAGAACTGTGTCTAAAGACTATAGTTCTACCAAATCCTCTTTCTTAAAACAGTCGAGGGAGCTTGTAGAGATCTCACTCTACCAACTTTCCTCAGATTGACCTAGTAATAAATTACTTTGGACCAGGTTTGAAGAAACCCGGTTTAAGGAATTTATCAAGTCCAAACTTTACAAAATTCTTATTCTCAGTATTAGGAACCTCTTTAGGGACCTCAAAATCTTTAGGGCCAATGGCCTTAACGACTGAGATCTTTTTCTGAGTCTCCTTACCTCGAAGAGAATCAATAAAGTCTAAGACTTTTAGAGGATTGTCAATGATGTTCCTCCGAAGATCCTTCGGACTTCTAAAGAATGTCAAGTCAGTCCAGACAGATTCAAGATCCTTCTCCAGATCAAAGATCTGTTGAAAGGTTAAATCCTTGAACTTTCTTGTTTCTACAAATTCCTCTCACAGCATATGCTCCAGAGCATTGAAGAAGCGTTCTCATTCCAAATATTTAGTTATTCTAAAATTTGTCATAAGGGCCATTCCTTCAAAGATAGAGGCAGGTACTGCGGAGAACTTGCTGAAGTCCAATTGCTTGATTTCCACATAGTCAGGAAAGAATCAAGTTAAGATGTTATTCCAATATCTTCTCTCTCTTCAATCCAAACTAAAATGGAAACCAAGACTAGGAGTCTTTGGATCCTTCAAGGGTAATATAAGTTGATCAGAATTTCTCAGATCATTCACATAATAGTTATCCGACATTATTCTTTTGTACAACTTCTGACATCTCAGAAGAAGCGCAACTTTATAATGAACGGCCGCTATTCTTGCGAATCTTATATTTTTATGATACTCAAGTGTATCTTCTGAGTTAATATCAATCTCCTTACCGTTTAATACGGAATCGAAGGTTTGAATTAATCTCTTATGATCCACTGAATCTAACTTCTTTCCGAAGTAAGAGACTGGGTTTCTATAAAAATTAAAGAGAGAAATAAGCTGAAGTCAGCTTAACCCTTCCTTGTGCATCACTTTGGATGTCAAGTACCCTATCATAGAATGTAAATAAGCGTTCTTCCGACTATGTTGCAGTGATTGAACTATCAGGAAAGATTTTTTAAGATTTTTCCCAATTTTTCTATTCACTAGCTTTGTTGCAATGTTCAGTCTCCCAAAGAAGTTATTATTACTAATAAACTCCTTAAAAGAGAAAGCTGAAACATCGTAACCATAGTAGGATGTCCGTTTAGCAAATTCTACGACAGGTTTAGGGGATACGATACTTTTCGATTCGTTTATAGTCACTCCAAGATCCTTACATAAAGTAAGGTACCGGGAGGCTATAGACTTCTCAAAAAGAACTATATCATCACCTAGAACCACATACTGGTCGTACCATCCTTGAAATGTGGGGAACTCCATCTTATAGCAATATTGAACCATCATATGATGTAATAAATTCAACATCGCTCAAGATGAAAGTGCACCCATTGGTTGACCGACTTTGTAAAAATATTCCCCCTGGGGTATATTATATTTATTATTATATACTACATAGGGACGGTCTACCAAGATCTTTAACCAGATATTTCCAAATTCTGAACCAAAGATACTATTCAGTAGTTTTGCTTGGCAAATCGCCGGCAACCTATCGGTAGCCGATGATAAGTCAAACCCAAAGGATACTCCGTATTTCAGTGATAAAGATTGAGCATAATTAAATGCTTTCTCTTGATCATGAGTACCATCGTTCGGAAGAAGTTTGAATAAATCAAACAACTTCAAATGAAGGGGCTTCAACAATGATTGTGTTAACACATCAACCATTGCAAAAACCCGGAGCTTTCCTGCCGCTTCTTCCTTGAATGATAATCTACCTATTGGTGCGATTAGTTCAGTGTCGAAGAAGCCTACTTCCTTTTCTCTCATAGTTCGAAAACTGGGAAGATTCTGAAAAGATCATTCCAAGTTGGAGAACACAGTTCTTAGAAATTCAGAATTAGTTAAAGAGATATAATCATCAAAATGCTTCATCATTGGAGTATTCCTAATTGATGCATATGATGAAATTATACCTTTTCAACTTACTTTACTATTGGGAGCTGCCTTCTGAATCGGTATTAACCGACTCGGAGACAACCCATTCAGATCAAACTTGATAGGAAAATTTGCTAAGGCTTTTCTTGAATAACCTTCAATGAAGCCACAGAAATCGTCCAAACGAGTTTGATCTCCCGTAAAAGGATCAGTAATAGTATTCACTTTTGGGTTAAACCCTGTTTTTAAAACTCTATAAATAGAGAACAAGGATAATCAAAAACGAATTACTGTTAAAGACCCTCTTACTATAGAAGCCCGATCACCTAATTTTATACAATTAGGGAGACCGGACTTAGATAGACGGGGTAGAGCAAGATCAGGTTCAATCTCTCTCAAGCTAGAGAAAGGTTGACCCGCGATCTTCTTCTGAATTGCTAGTTGACAAGCCTTCAGATACTTTGTTGTCATAATCTCACCGTGATTCTTGTTAAATTTAACAATATGAACGGCAAAATTATGCATCAATCTGATTCGGTTGGTCTCTTTAGTGTTTTGGAAAATAGTATGGAGAATTCTCCTTCCTATTGACCGGAACACTAACTTCAAATGTTTTTCATTTGAAAGTGAGATCATACTACCTGCTTCATAAACTGTTTTGTATAACTTGAAATTTTTAAAGAAGCTAGTGGAGAAATTTTGTTTTTTCATTGGTTTTATTTATAATTTTGAACGGCTAGGTTATTTCACCTGCCCTGGCTCTGGCCTACTCAATAGAGTTATAGGTCAAGTCCGCATGTCTTGGGACACGTAGTCTAACCTTACGGTTTGCTACGACTACCAAAACATGGTTTTTGTTATACAACGACAGCGAAACAGGTGTACCACGCTGATCCCTACAACCAGTAGGGGACGTCAGACCATAAGGTACCACCCGAATTGATCAATACAATTGTACTGAGCTTCAATTCTAGCATCGGAACACTTTGGTTAGTCCACTAGGGTCACTTGTATGTATTTATACGTATGAGTCCTAGACAGGCCAAACAATGGTTACTCAGTTTGCTTAAAACTGAGTTTTCCAAGGGGG